AACTTCTCTGTTGATTTCAGCGAGGATTTCAGTAGAGAGGATGTTCGCCAGTTCGGCTTCAGCGTTAAGACCGTGAATGGCCTTAAGGTCTTGTGCCAGTTCCAGTGAGTACTCAGCTTTCAGAGCTCTGGACTTAGCGGTAACGGTGACTTTCTCGATCGAGAAGGCCATCTGGTTGAACTGGTCGCCAACACCTGCACCCAGGTTCTCAGCGTCACCAGTAACCATTCCCTGACCTACATTGTAGGGGGAAGGATTAGTTGTAGCAGTACCAACAGGGTTCAGTACGGAGGGGTTAGTACCATTCTGACTGGTAGTACCCATACCAACCGCAGCGTCGGTCATACCGGCGGTGAGGTTGAATCCATCGTCCTGACCAGAGAAGGCGGTATCGGCTTCGTTGTAGAATGCCTCATCACCAGACTGGTTGGTGTAGCGTGATCTCATTGCGAAGATCAGGCCGGTAGGACCACTCATTGGCTGAACGCCAGCCAGGTCATATGCGACCAGGTTAGGCATAGCGCGTCTGATCAAGGAGATCAGAACGGGGTCGAAACCAGCAACAGGACCAGCAGCAGGAGCCTCACCACCGAAGCCACCGGAGCCACCAGGCTGGTTAGCTGCGTTAGTAGGGGTCTCCATCAGGTTCATACCTGAAGAGAATGCTGCTTCCTCACGGAGGAATTTTTCTTGGTTTTCGAGCAGGACTGCGGTTACGCTTCTACGATGTGAATCCTTGATTGGATCAAGACCTTCATAGTCGAGAAGTGGACTCCACTTTTCCTGCAGATGTTCGGATTGAAACATTTGCTTTACTTAATAGGTTTAGTTTGAATGAATGTTAAATTCACTTTCTGAAGTTACCCAGGCTTCTGAGATATGCTTCCATGTTGGTTCCAACAGGAGCAGGTGTTGAATCAACACTCTCAGACAGTGTTTGAGGTGCTTCTGACTTGGCAGCAGGAGCCTTGGAGAAATACGATTCCTTCAGGGTCTCAAGCTTCTCACGATATTCTTCTTCACTTTCAAACTCTACGCTTTCAGCAAGTGAAGCAAGCTTCTCTTTCTGAGTCTCGGCGAGACCGTCAGCAACACGATCAAGAATTACATCTGCAGTAGACTCTGCGAGTCTCTTATTCAGACCGATGTTCTTATCGATTTGCTCGTTGAGTTTGGTCTCCATATCATCTAGTTTTTCTACCATACTCTCAAGTACATCATACTTATCTTCAGGAATAGTTACATAATGTTCTTCAAAAAGACCCTTCATTCCGGTCAGGAACGATTCGGTCATCTCAGTCTTGAGTCCATGGTCGATTGCCAACTCATTCTCGGTCATCCACTCTTGGCAGACATACTCAAGATAAGAGTCAACTCTTTCGGTAAGAGTTTCCTTAAGGGCTTCTCTTTCCTCATCCAGTCTTTCAGTGTACTGGAGTTCCAGGGATTCCTGGATTTCTTTGATTTTAGAGGTTAATGCAGCTTCAAAGATGACTCTCGCCTTCTCTTTGAATTCTTCGGAGAGTTCTTCACCACCGAGGAGGGCATTTACATCCTCTTCGATGTCGATCTCTTCAGTAACTTCGTCTTCTGAAACAACCTGGTCTTCTTCCAGAACTGCATCCGCATCAACTTCGGTCTCTTCGTAGGCTTTGTTACCGACCTTCTTATCGTCAGAATTGTCGATACCAGTGCCTTGACCTTTGTTATATGAATTCTTCTTAGAAGAGTCCATACCGTCAGCCTTTCCAGCATTCTTGTTCACGATGTCATGAACAGTCTTGATTTTGGGCTCTTTGAGCTTATTAGAATCACCAACAGGGTTGGCGTTCTCGGGGGTAGGACCACCGAGATCTTCATAAGATGTAGAAAGACCGTCGCCAGGGTTCTTAAGATGCTGCATAGGCATATTAGGGGCGGCGTTCGCGTTCACAGCAGTTTTAGATTGCTCCATTTCTTGTAAATCTCCACGAGACATTTGAAGTTACTCCGATTAACCTTTTTTAATCTATATTTATTTATAATTTATGTATTTAACTATCTTATTAAAGGTTGTTTAAGAAGTTATTGAACAGACCAAGTTTCTGCTCATCAAGTTGTCCTTGATCAACTAAAGTGTTGATCGTTTTGTAGGTCTTGGCAGCTCTTGATTCTCTCAAGATACCACCATCCCAGATCCACTCTTTACCTTCCATGATACCTTCTACGAAAGCATCAGGTGCAGAGGGGTCGGCTACGATGTCAGCTGCAGTAGCCAACATAAAGTCGGGTCCTACAACATTAACACCTTCTTTGGTTTGCATCAGAGATCCAATACCTCTAGAAGAAACACCCAGTTTGACTCCTTCACCAATGAGAGATTCTGCAATCTTACCCATAGGAGTTGATAAGATCTTTGCTTTACCAATAAAGTTGGTACCGCTCTCCTTGAGTGACACAATCTTGTGACTGACGCGATCCAGATTAACAGTTGGGCCATCTGGATGTCCGAGTTCTCCAAGGGCTCTACCCGCTTGAATATGGTTTTCATTATACCTTTGGACTTCCTTTCTCAAGGTATCCATCTGATACATTCTTCCATTTCTATTACAGATATCTCCTTGAAGGAAGATACCCTCAATGAACATATTCTTTTTACCGTTCTTTTCTTCAACGATAAAATCAACTGTTTCGATTTCTTCTCTGATTAGTTTCATTGTTCTCAGGATCTTTGTACTTGTTGGATGTAAGCTGTACCGGTACCAGTTTCTGTCTTTACAGATACTTTGAAAGACTTTCTAAGGATAGCAGTATTGACACTTTGGAGAACAGCTCCAACAGCGCTTGAATCATAATCTACCGTAATTTGACAACTAAACTGACCACCAACTCCAGATGAATTGTTGACATTAGTCACAAGTCTGTGCTCAAAATCAAGTGTAGGCTGACCAGTAACTGTCAGTGTTACTGCATCACCTACCTCAAATGCACTTCCAGTTCCTTCTTGGAACTGAAGAATTGTAGAAGAACCTTTTGTAATTGCTACAACAGGTTGTGATCTCACAGGTCCAAGTGATACAGTTCCAGATCCCTGTAAACCAACATAATAATTTTCGTTGGTTGATGTAGGGTTGGGTCCTGTATTCACATAAACACCTGCACCTTCAGCAAGAACCCTGACCGAATCAGACTGTTGCTGAAACGCAGACGTTTGAACGGAAGATGTACTCGTTGATAGAGTGCTATTAATCCCAACGGGCCTGACGTTTGACATTATGTTTCCATAGTTCTATAATACTTATTTATTATTCTTCTTCGTCGGCGTCTTCTTCAGCCTCATCGTAAGAAGCTTCGACTTCATCAACTTCGTCCTCTACTTCGGTTTCAGTCTCAGCAGTAGGGTCGTCGAAAATAGATGCAGCTACATTAGGTCTGATTGCCTCGATGCTCTGAGCACTCTTAGCAAACAATACATCCTTGATTTTGTCACTGATTTGTGAAGCGTTTGCGTCGTCAGTGACGAGCAAATCCATGAGTTCTTCCATAAAAATAGTTAGTTCTACAAAAAGTATTTAGATTTCACCACCAGGGGGCTTCTTAGTTAGGGCTGGAGCTTCTGGATCTTTTGGTGAAGATGTGTTCTGCATTGGGTCATTTGGTTGATTAATACCACCCTGTTGACCTGGAGGTGGAGGTGGCAGAGATGGATTACCACCCATTGCATTAGGGTCCATAGGCATTCCAGTTGCTGGATCTACCATTGCATTAGGATCAGGAATCACACCATTCTCAATCTCCCTTTCAATCAATGCATCCTGTTCGATAATCTCCTCGTCTGTCTGACGGAGAATTTGTCTCCTTACATAGTCAGCAGAGTAATACTTACCGACATATGGTTCAGCAAGAACTGCAAGGTTCAGTCTCTCAGTTGTGAGTTCTGCATCCTTGAGTTCTGCGAAGTGATTATCATACAGGAAATCATACTGAATATGATCGGCCATGTATTCCCAGTCTTCAGGAGTAATGACGTTCTTAAGAATAAGTTGTGTCTTCAGCATGTCATTAAACATTGCCGAGAACCTTTTTCTCATTCTACCTACAAACTTGGAGAACTTAATCTCGTCTCTCAAGATTTCAGAAGAACGACCCAGTGAGAAACCACCTTCTCCTTCGATTCTAGTCTCAGGAACATTCAGAGCTCTATAGAGTTTTCTCTGGAAGTAGTTGATGTCAGTAATTTCACCAAGGTTCTGACCGCCAGGAAGTGTAGTAATCTCTGTACCACGACCACCTTCACGACGAGGGAGCCAGAAGTCTTCCATCATGGACATAA